GTCTTCGGTGCGCAGGGGGCGGTTGACGCCCAGTTCGGCGCTGCGCTGGTAGGCGTGAAAAAGAATATCTTGCAAAGCGTAGATGACATACTGTTGCCTTCGCAAGAGGTGGCGCTCGGTGGGGGCTTGCATGGCGGTGGCGGTGGCCAGGTTGGCGTCGGCGGCTTCGCCGCGCCAGTGGGGTGGGTAGCCTGAGCCGGCGTCTACCATTTGCCTGACCGCCTTGAGATCTGCGCTGGCGTCGGAGCCGCGCAGGAGTGGGGTGACTGCCTGCCATTGCTCGCTTTCGTCCTTGACCACGATGGCGCCGGCTTCGGGGGGTGAGCGGTAGAATTCCTGTTTCTCTTTGACTTTGTTGGCCGGCACAGTCACGAGCCACAGGAAGGCGCGTGTGGCCCAATGGAGGCGGACACGGTCTTCGAGCATGCGGGAATAACGCAGCAGCCAGGGGATCATGGTGGTGAGGTCGGACTCGCCCATCAAGGCGCCTAGCGGGCGGTTGATCGAGTAGTGCAGCATGATGGCGGGAGACTTAGAAATCTCGGATTGTATGGATTCCACTGATAAAGCTTTCAGCGCGTCAGGGGAAGGCCAACGCTTGGGTTCGCCTATGTCCTGGGTTTCGTAGTAGTAGAGCTCAGTCTCCCAGTCATTCTCGGCGGTTTCGATGCGCTGGATGCGATCCTTGGTGACGAAGCGGATGTAGCTCATGCCGTCGGATGGGTTGCGGAAGAGCAAGACGAACAAATCACCCGCCCTGCTGAGCTCATCGCACATGGACTCTAAGCGCAGATCTACGTTGTTCTTAGGGTGGTGCCAGAAATTCTCAATGAACTTATTCAGGCTGCGGTTAGGACTGGTAATGGTGATCTGATCGCCAACTACGTAGTCGGTGGTGATGGCAACGATACGCCAGGCGATGGGGTTCTTGCGCCAGGCTTCGAGGGCGTCCTGGTAGAGCTCCTGGATTTTGGCGGGGTCGTAGTCGTGCGGGCGGCCGGTGAGGGAGGACCAACCGGTGGAGTCGTCGACGCGGACGGAGACGGAAGACAGTTTCGTGTTTCGTGTTGCGTATTGCGTAAGGAAGGAACGAAAGCGCTTGAGCATGGGGTTACCTGTGGTGTGGTGGCAACTGATTGATGATGGTCTGGTAAACGCCTGCGCCGGCTTTGCCGCCTGGGTAGGTCATGATTCACCTGACCTTCTTGACGGTGGTGATAATGATATTGGCGCCATCCAGGGTGGGTTCGCGTAGTACCTGTTCGGGGATCTCGAATGGGCAAAGGTTGTTCATGATATGGGCTTCGAGGCATTCCGGGCAAAGATGCGTGCCGCACCATTCGCAAGTGTTTGTGCCTGGGAAGTTGCATTGTTGGCAGCGGGGGCGATAGAAGATGGGTAGCAGTATGAGGAAGATCAAAGCAAGGAAACCAGTGAAGGTGAGGATGAGCAGGCTGATTTGATCTGCCAGGGTATTGAACTGGTGGATGGCGGCAGAAATAGTTTGCTCTTTGGCGCTGGTGGGATTGTCCTCCAGGTGGTTGATGATCAGAACGAAGGGCAAGGCGATGAGGCAGACTATAAGGATGAACTTTAAAGTTGGCTTGCTCATAGCTTGATCTCCAATTGCTTCCATCCCTGGCGGGTTTCGGCGTTGGGGCTGGCGAGGATGGGGTTGTTGGCCATGGGGATGGGACCGGCCCAGTACATGCCTTTGTACTCGAATATGGCAGCGGGATTCTCACCAAACTTCTTCTTGAATAGTATTTGAATCCTGATTTCGTTCTCCTTCTTGTCGAGGCAATAATAGGATTCATTTGGATCGGGTACGTCTGGGTTAATCATTGTGTGTGTCCTTTTAGGGTTGGGAATTTCTCAAGGATAGTTAGTTTCGATTTAGAGGTTAGACCGGCGAAAGTCCAGCCTGCACATTTGAAGCAATAGCCGGGATTGGGTGAAGTGATCTTGTGTTGGTTGACATAGGTATAAAGTCGTTCTCCTGGCCAGCGCTGCCAGGCGATTTGTTCGGCTTCAAGAATGAGTGTGCTGGATAGGATGGGGCCTTCATTACGAAAGACTGAGCAGTTAATTCCCTGCTGGCCGGATTTGTCGATGAACTTACGCCAGGTGAATAAGGCAAGACAATCAGGAGTCATTAATACGAGCTTCTCGCCTGGGCCTACAAAGGAGAAGCGATTGCGATAGCCTGGCCGTTGGCGGCGGTTGTCTTGATAATGGCGGGCTGAGTAGTGGCGCGAGAAGAGGTTATAGGCTATTGGGTTACAATCTTTCGTTTGGTACCAGTTCGAGCCAGGGATGAGGGTTTGCATGGTGTGTGTGTGTCCTTTCAGAATTTGAGGTTAGCCAGAACGTCGATAGGCTGGATGACTGCGCTCTCCGCCTGTCCCCACTGCTGCTCATCGAGTAGGGAGCACAGAGCAGCAGAGAGGATATAGTCATCATGAACTAACTCACCGCTGGCAGGATCTCTAGTGCCATTCGGTACGCCCCAGCGCGCCATACGCCCGGGCCCGGGTAAGACTTCGAGCTGGCAGTGGGTGAGTTGTTGGAGCAGGGTGATGTCGATTGGTTTGTATTCTTTGTAACGTCCTGTTTCGATTACGGAGATGAATGACCAGGCTAGATCGCTCTTGCTCTTCTGGCTGAAGGTGAAGGGGATGACAGAGCCAGGAAAAGACTTATCCAGAAAGCTAGCCAACCCCGCGCCAATCCCGGTTGCGTCTATGATGGTATGCCTGGGTTGCCAGTGGTGGAGTAGCGCCATGATGCGTTGGTAGAGTGTGGTCTGTCCTGCCCCTGTCCATGTATACCGGTTGACTGCCAGATAGCGGGGTGCGTTGATGAGTGGATCAGCTAAAGTAGATAAGTCGACCTGTATGATAGTAAGTGTGGTGGAGTCGTGGTCTGAGTGTGATAATTGCCTGTTTTTTTCTCCTGTGTTCATTTCGTCTGTAGAACGGTCTTCCCCCCCTACGTCAATAAGGGCGGCTGTCAACGGATTTTCACCACGGATTGAACGGATGTCTTCAGGCGAGTTGACCATGGGGTGGTCGCCTTGCATGAGGGCGATACGTTTCTCGGGGAACATGCCGGACTCGGCGTCGATCTCCTGGCAGAAATACTGCGTTTTTACGAAGGGGTGGTTGCGGCCGAGCTTGGCGATCTCGGCGTCGACGAACTTGCCGTAGGCGGGGACTTCCTGGCGCACCAGGTCGGCGTCGATCAGGAATACGCGCTGGAGGCCGTCGAGCTTCTCGGCTTCACGGGCGGCGCGCATTTCGCGGGCAAGCAGAGTCTGGCTTGTCCAGGCGGTACCCCAGAAGATCTTGGTGGCGTTAGTTGACGCTGCCATGGGGTTGATCTCTTTGTCCCATTTGCTCTGTAATACGTCCTGGGCTTCGTCGCATTCCAGGAGCACCGAGGCTGTGGCGCCCACGACGTTGGCGGTCTGGCTGCCGGATAGAAACGCAATGCGGGCGTTGCGCACCTTGTAGATATAGCCGCTTTCTTTTTTCCATAGCGACCTGGCCAAGACGTTGCGACTGAGAACTCGCTCCAAGCGGCGCATGGCGTTGAGGCTTTGCGGCTTCCAGGTGGGGGAGACTTTGACGATCTCGGCGTCGAGTGGGGATAGCAGGGTGAGCAGATAGGCTTCGATCTGCGCCTGGCACTCGTTTTTGCCGGACTGGCGGGGGAAGATGACCACGAAGGTGGCGCCGCGTTTCTCGACGATCGAGTCGAAGACGGCCATGGCGACCTGTTTCTGGTAGCTGCGCAAGGTTATGCCGCTGGCTAGTTCGGCGAAGGTGACGGGATCGACCAGGAGGTTCTTGGCGTTGGTGTAGAGATCGGGCATGGTTTGTCATGTGGGTAAGGCAGCCAGGGCTGCGCCTGAGAGGGTGGTGGGGTAGCCGGCCCAGTTGGCGCCGGTGGCGAAGCCACCAATTTTGCAGCCGGTGGCGGTCTGGTTGAATGTGCCAATGTTGGCAACGGCGGTTAGATATGAAGTGGAGGTATTGTCGAACACATAGACGGTCTGGCCGTAGGGACCTGTCCATACGCGTACGCCGATCTTGTAAGTTGTCCCAGGCGTCCAGGTCTTGGCGGCGGTGGAGAGTTCCGTCTCGACGCCGGCCTGGATCTTGAAAATTTTGATAGTGGAGGTGGCCTGGTGGCACCTGATGATGAAGCGATTATTGTCGTCTGTGCGGCGGAAGGATATTCCGATGACTTCGTTGGCGGCGCAGGTCCAATCGAAATATTGCAGCAGGGAGGCTGCGCCGGTAGCTATATCGCCAGTGACGGGGGAGGCGCTGCGGAAAAGGGTTGGGCCGTAGGTGGTGTTCCAGGGGGCGGGGAGCTGGATAACGGCCAGCTCCTTGAGCATGGCGTCGTAGTTGGTGGCGTCGAAGGCGTGGCTCTCGCCGGCGTAGAGCGGCGATTGGGTGTTGGCGCGGCTGACCCAGGCGATGGTCCACGGAATGGTATCCACTCCGGCCAGGCGGAAGAGGGTGATCGACCCGGCAGGCAGCAGGCTGACGATGCCGTCGAAGTAGTTATTGGCAAGCTCAGCGGTGGGGGAAACGGGCAGGCTGTCGATTGCTAATGCGGTACCTTCATAGATCGATATGAAGTATTGGTACCACTTGAAGCCCTCGTCGTTGATGGTGGCTGCCTTGGTGCGGTTCCAGCCGCCGTAGATCATGGGGTAGAGCTTGGCGTTGCGGCGCACATCGCGCAGGTAGACGGCCAGGCCGGCGACGCGGGAGCGGGCGACGTTGTCGTTGTTGAAGAAGGCGGCGGTGTTGCACAGGTAGCTCGAAGCGATGTAGCCGTTGGCGGCGACGTTGAAGGCGGTTGTACCGGGGCCGGGTTCGCAGGCGCGCGGGGTGACGACGGGGTTGATGTTGGTAGTGAAGAGGTCGCGCAGCAGGTAGGAGAAGCCGGCTTTACCGGCCTGGTTCTGTTTGATGAGCCAGGCGAGGCGGGAGGCGCGGCGGTTGCGGGCGAAGTGGATCATGATTAGACGTTGAGTACCAGCCAGGCGACGCCTTCGCCGCTGACGGCGGAGTCGACGTAGAGATTAGCCAGGTTGCCGATGAACTCGAAGACGATGGAGTCGCCGGCGGAGAGGCGCAGGCCGTTGGAGGTGGTCACGTCGTTGGCGCCGTCATTGCCGATAGCGACCACGCCGGTGTTGGTGTCGAGCGCCTTGATCATGAGGGGGGCGTTGATGATTTGGTCGCCGAGGGCCTCGGCGGTGCCGGCTGTGGTGACTGTGTTTTGTCCTGAGAGTGCTGCCATTTAGTTCACCTTTGGCTTGCTTCTGGAGGGTGCGGGTGGGATGAGCTGTACCAGGATGGCGTTGAGGGCTTCATTGTGGACGTTCATTTCTTTGCGGATGCCGACCAGTTCCTCGCGGATCTCGTTGAGGGCGTCGACCAGGGCGATCAGGCTGCGCGCGGCGGCCAGGTCGACCAGGTCCTTGCCACGGGCGGGGCTGCCGCCAGGCTTCTCGTAGTTGGTTTGAGCCAGGTCGATCATTTGCTTGAGGGTTTCGGTTAGTCTGGGCATGAAATTCCTTTCTCCGACATGAATGTCGGGTTCGGGTTACGGATGTGGGTTACGGGTAGGGAGTCGACTCCGGGTTGGTCTCCGGGTAGGAGGGGCCTGGTTGGTCGAAGAGGGCGCGCATGGTGGCGTGGCCGGCGGTGGCGTGGGCGGCCTGCCAGGTAGCGAAGTGCCGGGCGGCGAGGGTGGAAGTCAGGTTGGGGGCAGGATGAGTCGACATGAATGTCGAGGTACGAGTGGGGGCGGCGCCGATGGCGATGCCGGCTGCCAGGCCTATTGCCAGGCAGAGGATATCGACGATCAGTAAGGCGCAGATAAGTCCCGAAGGATGAGGGATGAGGTTCGTGTTGCGTGTTGCGTGTCGCGTGTTCATGCCATTAATGTCATTCATGTGTGTGTGTCCTTTAAGGCAGGAAAAAAGTTTTTACCAGGGCGAGCAGGCTGCCGCCAGAAGCCAGTCCGGACCAGATGCGGAAGCCAGTTACGCCGTCGGTGGCTGAGCGGATGCGCTTTTCGTGGTCGTCGCGGGTGCGCTCGAGCTCGGTGAGGCGGTGGTTGGCGAAGGTCTGGTAGTGCTCGAGCTCCTTGCGCAAGGTTTCATTCTCGGTGCGCAGTTTATCGATAGCGTGGCCCAGGCGCTCGGCGATGAGGGTGGCCTCGACGGAGGTCTCGTCAGCGGGTGAGGGCATAAGAGCTCAGGTCCCACTCGGCCACGACGTCCTCGATGGCAGTTTTTACCTGGCTGTTGAAGTTAGCCAGGATGGGACAGTCCTCGCCGGCCTGGCAGGATTCGCATTGTTTCAGTGAGCGCTTGAGTTGTTTCATGGCAACCACCATGTTTTTGGAAAGGCCGGTGAGTTTGTCGGTGCATGATCTGACCGGGCAAAAGTCGGGGATAGGATATGTCATGATAGACCTTTTTCTTTCAAAACAGCTTCGATTGCGGCGTTGATGACCGCGTTGCCAGAGCCGTCGCCCCCGGTCAGGATTGCCTGGGTGCGTAGCAGTCCGGCAATTTTATTCATCTGGGCGCCTGCCAGGGCCAGGGTGTGGATAGCATCCATGGGATCTGTCAGCTCCTCGGCGCGCCGCCACAGGTCGCGGGTCAGTACGCGTAGACCGGCGATTTCCGATTCGATGGTGACGTTGAGCGCTTCGATATCGTTGCGATCGATGCGCTTATACGCTGATGAGTAAAAGCCGTGTTTGAGGGCGTTGGTGTTGCCGGGTTGGGCGCCGCGCTGACGAGGCATGGTCAGGATTTGCGACTCTTGGTGGCATTAATGCCATTGGGGGCGGGCAGGACTTTGACGGCGCGTTTGGGGCTGAGCATATAAGTAGCCTGGTTGGCGATGGCTGCGGCGATGAAGGCCTGGATCAAGGCGATTGCGCCTGGCCGGTCACAGGTGATGGAGATCGATTCGGGAGCGAGATTTGCGCAAGCTAGGCCGAAGGTGACGGCGGTGACTACTAGGAGCAGGCCCAGCATGATCAGGCGTTTCTGGATGCTGTCTCGGGCGGCGTACCAGTCGGCGGCGCCGGGGACGTAGGAGAAGAGCAGGGAGAGGCCGATGCCGGCCAGGGAGGAGAGTAGTTCGGGGTTCATTTTCTTTTGTCCTTTCGTTAATTGAATTCAAATTCCATTGATTTTATTGTAGCACAAATATTCGATTGTGCAAAACCAATTGTAGCTTGGCGCTTCTGTACCAATTCAATGCCATTTGCTACCGCTGCTACCGCTTGACCAGGTGGCTCCACTTGCCTTCGAAGTACTCACGCCGGGCGTCGGCGTCGAATTCGTCGGGTTGTTCCTGCTTTGGCAGTGGGTCGCCACAGCGCAGGACTGTGATCAGCATGCCGGTGGAGAACTTGTCTTCGGCCTTCAGTCGCCTGGCCTGGGCGATGATATAGGCGGGGGTGATGTAATCTTTGTCGATCAGGCGGCGGATGTAGGCGCTGTCTGCGATGCCGTTGTCTGCCAGGGCCTGCAGGCAGGCGTCGATGAGGCCTGGAGCAGAGCGCGGGAAAACCGCGCTCTGGCACGATTCTTGCATCTCTTCTTCTTCTTCTTCAATAGGAGGATGTAAAGAGTCATGGGTAGAAGTAGAAGAAGAATCTTCTATAGCGCGGGAATTTCCCGCGCTCTGGCACGATTCTTGCATCTCTACAGCGCGGGAATTTCCCGCGTTATCCACAGCCTGTGGATAACTTCGCTCGGGCAGGAGTAGTTGTATGCCGCCCTGCAGGAGACTCCAGCCCGATAGTGTCTCGGTCAGGACCCCCAAATTGGAGAGTGTTTTTAGATGCCTGCGCGTGGTTGCATAGTCAAGGTCCAGGATTTCAGCGATGCGCTTAGCCGGCGTGGGGGAGTCCAGTTTCATCATGAGCAATAGGATCACGGCGGTTTTGCGGACGCTGCGATAGAAGGCGACGTCGGCGGGGGTGAGTTGGGTCATGGTACTCTCTCTGTAACGTTACGGCGTAGATGTAACCTGCGGCGGTAGGTCGCCTGCCGGCAGGGGGAGGAACAATAGCGGCTTCTCAGGCTGCCCGGGTAGCGGCTGCCGCAGTAGGCGCAGATACGGGTTATTCGTGGGCGTTTGGGTGGTTCGGTGTGGCCTCCTGGCTGCTGCTGGTCTCGGCGTGGTGGGCCTGGGGTTGGGGCTTACGGCCGTTGCTGGAAAATGCGACTCCGGATGGGGCTTGCGTGGCATTAATGCCATGCGCCTGGCTATTCGCGGCTGTGAATTGCCTGGCTACTTTCCCGGTCACGTCGTCACGCAACTGGCTGTAGATCTGCTTCTTCATAGTTTCGGCGATTGCTCCCCGGTTTTCGTGCAGCTCTCGAAGAGCCTGGCGGTTGATCTCGTAGCGCAATTGGCGCTTGGCGCGGTCGATCTGCTGTTCGGCGTCGTTGCTGAGGTAGATCAGGACTCCGGCGACGTTGGCGGCGACCAGGGCGGGCAGGCCGTAGATCAGCAGGTCGCGCAGTAGGGGCGGGATGGTATAGGATGCGTCCAGGGTCTGGCGGATGATCATGTCGGCGACGCCGGCAGCCAGGCTGCCGACGAAATCCAACCAGGTCAGGGCGGTGCTGATTTGCTGCTGTTGGTGGGTGGATGAGTGGTTCATCGAGGTTTCGTGCCACAGCGCCAGGCCGGCTTCGGTGGCGAATAGGAAGAGCAGGGGCAGCCATAGGGAGATATTGCCGGCGGGCAGCTGGGCGGTCATGAAGTCCCAGGTGCGCCAGCCGGTGTAGGCCAGTAAGATCAATGCGTAGGTTCGGATAATCCATTTCATGTGTGTGTTCCTTTCAAAAGTGGTAGAATCTGTGTGTGTGTATTCCTTTCGACCTCCCGGCCGGCTTCGCCAAAGCTGGCCGGGAGTGGTTTAAGAGACAGGAGATTGCAGGGGGATAGGGTTGCGGTGCACCTCGGTGATAGAATTGGGTTGAGTGGGGGAGAGCGCGAGGGTTCAGGATCCCGGAGTCTGGTGGGCCCTCGCCGAAGTTGTGATTCAATTCTGCTTGAAAAGGGAGAAATGACCTATGGGATCTGTTGACGTTCTATTTCGGGCGGGTGTGCAAGTTGGGCTGGCTGAGGCTGTCGAGACATTCCTGGTCATCGGACTGGCTCGACGGAAGCGGGTTACGGTGGGTTGGTACCGTACCAGGCTGCTATCGCTGCCGGCGCTGCCAGTGGGGGAGATTACGGAGGGGGATTTGCTGGTGTGGTACGCAGGGCTGCAAGGGGCGATTTACACAGTGCACGGCTACGTGCGAGCGGTCAGGCGCTTCTTCCGCTGGATGTGCCGTTTTGGTGGACTGGAGCGCAACCCGGCTATGGCGCTGGACCTGCCCAGGTTGCCGGTGCGGGGGGAGGAGGGGATCAGTGATGATGCTGCCGGAGCTATGCTAGATGCAGCCAGGGCGCATGTGCGGGATTACGCTATTCTGCGCTTCGTCGAGTCTACTGGCTGCCGGCTGAGTGGGGTTGTTAATCTGTGTGTGGGGGACCTGAATCTGGAAGGTCGCTGTGCTGTAGTACGGGAGAAATTCGACCGGGAACGGCTGGTGTTTCTATCGACTGAAGCCTGCCAGGCAATGCGCGTCTGGCTGGATCAGCGGGCCGATGGGGACTCTGTGTTTGGTTTGGGGGGCAGGTATATCTACGAGCGCTTCAAAGTGTGCGCAAGGCTGGCGGGTGTTGGTCGGAAGTGGAATCCACACCAGTGGAGGCACAGGTTTGGTCGGGCAATGTCTTATAACGGGATGCCTTTAGGTGTTCTCAGCCAGATCATGGGTCACTCGACTGTCGATATTACGGTCCGGTTCTATGGGCAGTTCTCTGTTGGTCACCAGCAGGAGCTTTACGATCGGTATGCGCGACCTCTGAGGACTTAAAATCCTCCGGTGGTGACACCTTGTGGGTTCAATTCCCACCCGCCCCATATAGCCACTTCAAATGTGGTGAGCTATTCGGTTGGTAACGTGCGGTCTACGTTACTGCGGATGGTAATAGGCGCGTGCTGGTACACGCGCCTATTTGACTTCTTCTGTCCAGCCGGCGCGCTGCTGTAAGATGCGGTTCACGTCGGCTCTTGGAATGCGGTAAGTTGATTTAGGTGAATTGGGATCCAGGCGGTAGGCGCCTGGCAGGCTGCCGCGTCGGATCATGTTGCGGATGGTGCGGGGATCGACTTGCAGGATTTGGGCGGCTTCCTCGACTGTGACGGTGTCAGACATCTGGTTGACTCCATTTGGCTAGGCGGAAAGTGCGGAAAGGATAACATGATTGCTCTAGGAGGTCAATAGAATGATTGTTCGAATTATCAGGATGAAGATATTGTATCCGCTTTACCGGGCTTACGCCTGGCTATACTCGCGCCTGGTGGTGGATCGGCGCTGGCGGCATTAATGCTGCTGGCGTGAGCGGGAGCGCCACGATTGAGGGTGGGAGGGGGCGGAGGGCGGAGGCGGCGGGGATTTATCTTATTATTCTTCTTTATTCCGCCGCCGTAGCCCGTAGCCCCC